TTTAGTATGGCAGGAAGGTCAAAAGAAGCCGAAAGACAAAATATAGCATTAAAAAACATTCTTGACGGAAAACCAACAGAAAAAAGAAGTATGGTTGGATATCAAGGAGAACAAGAAAAAAATCTTGGTGGAAAAACAAGAGAATCTGAATTAAGTAAGATAATGCAATCAGTAAGAATGCCTTTGTTTTGTCCAAAATGTAAAAAAACAATGAAGAAAAAACTTGATGATAAGTTTTGGAGATTGTTTGAACATTGTTGGGATTGTCAAATAGACTTTGAACACAAATTACGACTTGAAGGAAAGTATGATGAGTGGGCAACTGAAAGAGCAAAGAAAAATCAAAGAGGTTGGATTGAAGATATGATTCAGAGTATAGAACAATGGAGAACTGAACGACCAGTTGACCAAATTTATGATGTTGGTATTAAAGACCCAGAGGTTAAAATTGAAAAAGCACAAGTTAATGAAAAAGCTTTAAATAAACTTGCTGATGATGCCATAAAAGACTTGAAAAAAATGAAAGAAAACATATAACTAACTATTTATAGGTAAGGAGAAAATAATGTTTAAAAAACTACTTGGAATATTAGCAGTAATCGGAACGATTTTTGGTGCTATGGCAGGTTCAAAAAAATCTAAAGAGTTAAAAGAACTCGAAGGTAAGATTGATGAATCCAAAAAAGAAGAAAAAGATGTAGAATCTAAAATCACCAAACTTGAAAAAAACAAGAAAAAAAATAAAAAAGAAATTACTTCTTTAAAAAGAAAACTTACTATTTCTAAAAAGAAAACAACAGAAATGGAAAAGACTTTTGAAAAAGGTGATGCCGATGAAGCTGCAGATTTTTTGAAAAATTTTAGTAAATAAAGGTAATAATATGAAAAGATTAATATTAGGATTGACTTTGATTGGCCTACTCTTTTCACAAGACAAAACCTATACCTTTACCGAAGAAGAAGTGGTAACTATGGGTAATAAGGTTAAAGGACTTGAACAAACAGTAGAGAACCAATCGGAGCAATTAGGTATTTACGAAGAGTTGATGAAAAAATATGAAAATCAAGCACAAATTGATTCAATGTTAATTTCATTTAAAACTCAACAAGTAAATATATTAAAAGACCGTGAAGTTTTATATGAGAAGCAAATTAAACTCATAAAACCAAAGTGGTATGAGAATAAATGGTTGTATTTTACATTTGGTGTAATTGCAACTTCTGCTTCCATAAAACTTGCCGGTGAAATAGTTGATTAATGGAAAAGAAACAATTAAAAGAAGCCATTAAAAGAGAATATGCGAAGTGTGCACAAGACCCAGTATATTTTTTGGGTAAGTATGGAATAATCCAACACCCTGTTAAAGGTAAAGTTAATTTTAACTTATACGATTTTCAGGAAAAATCACTTAACTCTTTTATGAAGAACGACTATAATGTCGTTTTAAAAGCTCGTCAATTGGGTTTATCAACATTAACTGCTGGATACGCATTGTGGATGATGACATTTCAACAAGATAAAAATATCTTGGTCATTGCTACAAAACAAGATACAGCAAAGAATTTAGTAACGAAAGTTAGAGTAATGCATGCTAACTTACCAGGTTGGTTAAAACAACCTTGTGTTGAGGACAATAAATTATCATTACGATATAGAAATGGTTCTCAAGTTAAAGCGGTAGCGAGTTCTGAAGAATCAGGTCGTTCCGAAGCATTGTCATTACTTATTATTGATGAGGCAGCATTTATTGATAAAATTGATACAATATGGGCCGCTTCACAACAAACACTTGCGACGGGTGGTAAAGCTTTAATTATCTCTACACCAAATGGTGTGGGTAATTTTTTCCACAAAACTTGGATGGATGCTGAAAATGGTGTAAATGATTTTAATTTTATTAAACTACATTGGTCATTACACCCAGACAGAGACCAAAGTTGGAGAGATGAACAAGATAAATTATTAGGGCCTTCATTAGCCGCTCAAGAGTGTGATTGTGACTTTATCACTTCTGGTCGTTCAGTAATCGATGGTTTGATACTTGAAAAGATTAGAGAAAATAGTGTAAGAGAACCAATGGAAAGAAGAGGTGTAGATTCTAACTATTGGATATGGCAACCACCAAACTATACAAAGAACTATGTGGTGAGTGCCGATGTTAGTAGAGGTGATGGAACAGATTATTCAGCGTTTCATATTATAGATGTGGAAACATTAGAACAAGTAGCTGAATATAGAGGTAAAATCTCTACACAAGATTTTGGTAATATGTTAGTAAATGTAGCTACCGAATATAACAATGCTTTGTTGGTTGTGGAAAACAACAATATTGGTTGGGCAGCAATTCAACAAGTTATTGATAGAGAGTATGAAAACTTGTTTTATACAAGTAAAGATTTGCAATATGTTGATGTTCAACATCAAATGACAAATAAATATAGAGCTCAAGAACGAAATATGGTTCCTGGATTTAGCACTACACAAAAGACAAGACCTTTAATTGTTGCAAAGTTAGAGGAAATGTTCAGAGAAGAATCAGTTAATGTTCACTCACAAAGATTAATTGATGAGTTGTTCGTATTTATTTATAATGGTAATAGAGCGGAAGCACTACAAGGATATAATGATGACTTGGTAATGTCTTTCGCAATAGCCCTTTGGGTTAGAGATACCGCATTAAGATTGAGAAGTGAAGGTATAGAACTTTCTAAAAGAGCAATAAGTGGTATATCACAAAATCCAGCAGTCTATAAACCAGAACCGAATAAAAACGATTCTTGGGAAATGGATGTAAAAGGGGAAAAAGAAGATTTAACTTGGTTAATTAAGTAAGAGGTGAAAAATGGCTGATAGAGATTTATTCAGTAGATTAAGACGATTGTTTTCAACTAATGTGATTGTAAGAAATGTTGGTGGAAGACAATTAAAGATAGCAGATACACAACAAGTTCAAAGTATCGCAGGGAAAGATTTAGTCGATAGGTATTCCCGTTTGTATAAAAGTCCACACGGAATGAGTGGATATAACCAATCATTGTATCAGAAGACAATGAGATTGGGATTATTTAGAGACTATGAAGCAATGGATTCCGACCCATTAGTAGCATCCGCATTAGACATTTATGCAGATGAAACAACATTAAAATCAGAATATGGTGATATTCTTACTATCAATTCTGATAACAATCAAATACACGATATTTTACACAATTTATATTATGATATTTTAAACATTGAGTTTAATTTATACCCGTGGACAAGAAATCTATGTAAATATGGTGATTTCTTTTTGAAATTAGATATTAGTGAAAAGTTTGGTATTACCAATGTTGAACCTTTATCAAGTTATGATGTAAACAGAGTAGAGGGAGAAGACCCAGAAAATCCTTATTATACAAAGTTTGTATTGGAAAGTGGAGATATAAGACAAACAAATCAAGGTTTTAAAACCGAATTTGAAAATTATGAAATAGCTCACTTTAGAATGATTTCCGATTCAAACTTCTTACCATACGGCCGTTCTATGTTAGAGGGTGGTAGAAAAGTATGGAAACAATTATCACTTATGGAAGACGCAATGTTAATCCATAGAATTATGAGAGCTCCAGAGAAGAGAATATTCAATATTGATATTGGTAATATACCACCAGCAGAGGTTGACCAATATATGCAAAAGATAGTAGGACAGATGAAGAAAGCTCCTGTTATAGATGAAAACTCTGGACAATACAATTTAAAATATAATATTCAAAATATCACAGAAGACTTCTTCTTACCTGTTCGTGGTGGAGATAGTGGAACAAAGATTGAAAATCTTGCTGGTTTAGAATATCAAACAACAGAAGATATTGAATATTTAAGAAACAAATTATTAGCTTCATTAAAGATACCACAGCCTTTCTATGGTTATGCTGAGAAAGCAACTGAATCTAAAGCTACATTAGCGGCAGAAGATGTTCGTTTCGCAAGAACTATTGAAAGAATACAAAGAATATTGGTTAGTGAATTAACCAAGATTGGTATCGTTCATTTATACTCACAAGGATATACTGATGCAGATTTAGTTGATTTTGATATAGAATTAACAAATCCATCTAAAATCTATGAACAAGAAAAATTAGAGTTGTTAGGACAACGAATTACAGCGTTCAATGATTTAACTGCAGAAAATTCAGTAACATCTAAAGATTGGGCGTATAAACAAATTTTTGGATTTTCAGATGAAGAAATTAAAAACTTTGAAAATCAGATTGTAGAAGACAAAAAAACAGAATTTAGATATGAGTCAATTAAGACAGAGGGTAATGACCCTAAACAAGCCGCAGAACAAGAACAACAAGATAGTGAAGAAGAACTCGCAAGTAGAACTGGAACTGAATTAGGACCAGAAGGTGGTTCTCCT